CGATCAGAACTGTTTTATCACGCTAACCTACTCAGACCAACACCTACCCCAGGACGGATCTCTTATAAAATATCATTTTCAGGACTTTATGAAGCGCCTGAGAAAGAGGACCTCATCCAATTCCCAGACAGTGAGATACTTTATGTGTGGAGAATATGGGGAGAAATTATCCCGTCCGCACTATCATGCCTGTCTGTTCGGCATAGATTTCCCAGATAAAGAAATCTTCAAAGAACAAGAAGGCATACTTACATACACATCAGAACTACTTGACACCCTCTGGGGGAAAGGGTTCTGCACAATCGGAGAAGTTAACTTCGACACTGCTGCATACACAGCCAGGTACATCACCAAAAAGGCCCTCGGCCAACAAAAAGAACAGCACTATTACCGCACTTGTAGTCATACCATGAATCTCGTAGCTATAGAACCAGAATATGCAACCATGTCATTAAAGCCGGCGATCGGCAAGGACTGGTACGAGACATACAAGTCGGATATATATCCAAGCGACTATCTGATCCACCAGGGAAAGAAAATAAAAGTGCCTCGATACTACGATAAACTATACGAGCTCGAGTCAGATGACATCGAGCAAATCAAATTCCAGAGAAGACAAAAAGCGCGGAAGCGCCTATCTGAGAATACTCCCGAACGCCTAGCCGTCCGGGAGAAAGTAAAAACCTTAACAATGCAACAATTTTCTAGGAGCTACGAAAACCATGATACATAAAATCTACTCAGTATTCGACTCAAAGTCAGAATCATATACACCACCATTCTTCCAACATACAGAAGCCATGGCGATCCGCACATTCGCGGACGCATGCAACGACAAAGAACATACCTTTGGTATGCATCCCGACGATTACACGCTATTCGACCTCGGAACGTGGGACGATAGCACTGGCACAATCATACAAGATAAAATAGTATCCGTCGGCAATGGCTTAATCTATCAGGAGCAAAAATAATGCAGTCAGTATCACAATCACATTTCGCAATAGCCCCATCTGCGAATATACAGCGGTCGTCTTTCGACCGCTCTCATGGCTTCAAGACCACAATGGACGCCGGCGGCCTTATTCCAATATTCGTCGATGAAGCACTACCCGGAGATACATTTAATCTCCGCGCATCATTCTTCGCAAGAATGAATACACCAATAACCCCAGTTATGGACAATGCATACTTCGAAACATTCTTCTTCGAAGTCCCAGTACGACAAGTCTGGGATAACTGGGAAAAATTTAATGGAGCCCAGGATAATCCGGGCGACTCAACAGACTATCTAATTCCAACAATTACATCCCCAACAGGTGGGTACGATGTAGAATCAATATATGATTACATGGGAATCCCACCATCAATAGCAGGGATCGAACATTCAGCGCTATACCTACGCGCATACAATCATATTTATAACACCTGGTTCCGCGATCAGAATCTTCAAGATTCAGTAACATATCTAACTGACGACGGACCAGACGACCCTGCAAAATACACAATATTAAACCGTGGCAAACGCCACGATTATTTCACATCATCTCTACCGTGGCCCCAAAAATCAGATACAGGACCCGTTACGCTTCCATTGGGAACAAGCGCGCCAGTTGTTGGAACTGGCGATGCAATAAGGATGAATAATCAAGCAGGCGAGGAATTCACGCAGCTAGTATCAATAGCATCGCAAAGTGCAGTAAATTTACCTGCAAATGCAATCAATACAAGTCAGTTATCATGGGGCACTTCAGTTAATCCATCATTGACAGGATTAGAAACTGATCTATCAGAAGCTACTGCGGCCACAATTAATCAACTACGACAGTCCATCGCTGTACAGCGTATGTTCGAAAAAGACGCCCGCGGCGGTACCAGGTACATCGAAGTCGTATACAATCACTTCAAAGTTCGCTCACCCGACCTTCGTCTTCAACGACCCGGTTACCTGGGCGGTGGTCGAACTCAACTCAACATCACGCCAGTTGCCCAGACATCGCAGCAGTTCGAGACTGCAACAACTAATACACCCCAGGGCAATCTGGCAGCGTTCGGTACACTATCAGCCACGAATCATGGCTTCACAAAATCATTCACCGAACACACAATTATAATCGGATTAGCAAATATCCGCGCCGATCTCACCTATCAGCAGGGCCTAAACCGCATGTGGAGTCGTCAAACACGTTTTGACCACTTCTGGCCCGAATTAGCTACGATCGGCGAGCAGGAGGTCTTACAGAAAGAAATAAACGTATCTGGAGTACCAGCAGAAGACGATTTAGTCTGGGGCTACCAGGAACGTTTTGCGGAATATCGATATAAACCATCCTTAATTACAGGAAAATTCCGCTCTTCCGACCCTCAATCACTAGATATCTGGCATTTCAGCCAAGATCTAATTAATCCTCAACTAAACTCGGATTTCATTATTGATAATCCGCCAATCGATCGAGTTATAGCAGTTCCTTCGGAACCACAATTCAAACTCGACTCATACTTCAACCTCAAATGCGCACGCCCAATGCCGATGTACGGTATACCCGGACTGGCCCGTATCTAATGGGCCTGTTCTCATCAATCGGAAAAGGCATCAAATCCGTTGTAGGCGGTGTAGATGATGCCTTAGGAGGCTTTGGCGGCGAGATCCTAGGAGGGGTCGCGTCCGCCTATGGCGCTGCGCAACAACAAAAATCCTCTCAGAAAATGGCCAGAGAGCAAATGGACTTTCAAGAACGAATGTCCTCAACTGCACACCAACGCCAGATCGCAGATCTGAAAAAAGCTGGACTCAATCCTATCCTATCAACTAACTCAGGGGCTTCTAGCCCCGGCGGCGCTATGGGCCAGGCACAAAACGTAACTGGCTCAGCCGCTCAAACTGCTCTACAAATGGCCCAGGGCAAGGCAAATATTGACTTGGCCAACACTACCGCTGCAAAAACACAAGCGGAAATCAATCCAATAGAGAAAGTCAAATCAATGGCACGAAGTGCCGGAGTATCACGATTTGACGATCTCCCACTTACAATACGTGTACTCGCTCGAAATGCCGGTATAACACCGGCTGAATTCGACAGAATGATGAAATCGAGCAATAAAAATCCAAACAACCGCCCGAAACCTCGAAAACCACTAGGTAGAGGCGGTGGAAAAACGAACACGTTAGATATACAAAATCACCGAAGATTATCTCGGTATCATCAACATGGTAAATCCGCTAATTCGGAGAAATAAATGCGAAGCTTAAAAGAAAGGCCTTACGCCTTAAAATCATCAATGCCATCAATGACTAAGCAGTCGTTCAAAGACGAATGCAATATCAATAACATTATGGCTAAATTCCAAAAAACAGGCGCCCTAACTCACTATATGAAACACGCGCCAGAGTACGGCGACGCCACCCAGGTGGAGTACGCCGACGCCTTAAATGTAATAGCCAACGCGAACACAATGTTCGAAGAACTCCCGGCAACAATTCGAAAGAAATTCGAAAACGATCCCGCAAAATTCTTAGAATTTGTGCAGGACCCGAAAAACCAGGAGGAAATGGAAGAGCTCGGCCTCAAAAAATCTTCACCCGTGTCAAGCAGGGATCCCGACATAGCGACAGAGGAGCACCCATCAGGGTCCACTGAAAACACGGAAAAAGAAGATGTAGGCCAGGCAGAATGACGACTACTCGGATTCCTAAAAAACGCGAGACAGGAGTCGAGCAAGGGAGAGTGTGACAGAGCTGGACAGGACGTCCAGCGGATCACCAGTTGCCGGGGGTTCTAGGGGGGGCGCTAGCCCCCCCTAGTGGCTAGAAACAAACATTAGGCAAAAATAATCAAAAGGTTCCCCATGGGAACCTTTTTCGCATTTTGGAGGGAAAGCACAGTTCTATACTTGATGTAACTGTGCTAGGTGACACCAGTCACCTAAAAAAGGGGTAAAAACCCCTAAATCACCGACAGGTGACAAAAAAACATGAAGTCACCCCTGGGAGACTTCAAAAATACCAACTACAATTCTGCTACCTTAACAACTAATCAGGTGATAACATGCATAATTGTCTAAATAAGCGTAGATCAAACACCTATGAAATATCGCAAACCTATGAGCAAACGGACCTCCCGCAAAAACTTCAAGAAAGGTACCCGGGTGAACACCAAGAACTTACGCACAGCCCCGATGCGCGGGGGTGGGCGTCTCTAACAGTAGAAGTCCAGGAACTCCAACAAATAATTACAGAACTGGATGATCGCTTGGGCGACATCCAGGCCGATCTCGAAGAAATAGTCGAGAACATGAAATAATGCCATGTTACAAACCACTCGACGCATGGCGTACTACAGAAAACACTGTCAACAACAAGAAACGGATTGTCTTCAAAAAATCCGAGAACTCCACAACCAAGATCCAGTTACCGTGCAACATGTGTATCGGTTGCAGACTGGATCGATCACTCGTATGGGCTATACGGTGTGTCCACGAAGCCCAACTACACGATCAGAACTGTTTTATCACGCTAACCTACTCAGACCAACACCTACCCCAGGACGGATCTCTTATAAAATATCATTTTCAGGACTTTATGAAGCGCCT